AACGGAGACTTCCGTCTCCTATAGACGTAATTTAATTATTAATTACGGCTATTGGGTGAGTAGTTCTCACTCGCAAATTACTTTCGGAGAATTTCGTGCCGGGTAACATGTCTGAACTCTCAGGATATCGTCCAGTCGTACGAGTCAAAATGTATCAGGGAGATCCGGACCTACCGTCGGGCCAAAATGGCTCGCCGATATTTTCGAATGGTCCCATATTACTTTTTGATAAAACGTACGTTGGCTGGATGACGTTCGAGGAGCCTCATGCATTTAACCCAGACGGCGCTGGTCGTGTCCTTAATTCATTTATTGGACAAAGCGAGCGGTTTCGGTCTACGACCGATCGAAATTCCGAGAAAGTAAAAGAGTACCGACGGGTTCAGAAGTTGCGGTTTGAGTTAACTCAAGCCGACACTAAAGAGCCAATAAGTTCTCGCGTTTGGCAACCAGTGAGTAAACGATTTGGCACAATAAAAGGGCCTAAAGCGTGTCTTAGATTAAAGGCGATAAAGATGCCTAAGTTTAAGATTCCGCCTAATTCCCAATTGTTGGTCAATGACCTCACTTTCTGGGAGTCAAACTTTACGTGTGATTTTTTCCGGGATATGAAATTCCGGAAACGGCGTGTGTATCCGGGTGGTTACCCGGATCCAAATACCGTTACTTGGACTGTGCACGTTATTGGAGATATAGTCGCCTGCACGCAGTATCTTGGCTACAAAACGTGGACCGATTCTGGTGGTTTACACCATGAAGGTGCATCGCATGAAGCCAATTCTGCTTTCAGTAACGGCCTATTCCTCTCTAACGCCATAGCTCCACCTAATAATTACACGCTCGACAGTTCCACCCTTGGAACCCTCTACGCTTCTCGTATTTCTGAGGCAGACGATAAATCTCTGACTCGGTTTTATAAGAAACTAAAGGACCAAAAGTTGGATCTAGCGACAGGACTAGCCGAGCTTAGTCAAACTGCGGGAATGATTTCCGCAGCTGCGATTAAGTTAGGTGAATCCTTCCTGCTTGCAAAGGCAGGAAAACTTGGTGCTGCTTTCTCCATCCTTTTTCCAAAAACGAAGGAGGACGTAGCTAGTTTGCACCTGGCATATCGCTATGGTGTTAATCCACTCGTCAGTGATATCGTTGGCGCGGCTGAGCATCTCGCTCAGCTTCTCCATGATATCGCTCCGGTTCGGATTAAGACTAAAGACACTTCATATACGGAAACCGAAGAGGAGATCGTTATTGAACCGGCTGGTTATAACACCATTACCGGTATTAATACGATAACGAGGACTTCTAAGGTAATCGTAAAGTACTCGGCACGATATCGTGTCAAGTTTGCTATGGAGAGTCAATTGTCGAGGTTGGGTTTCACTAACCCGACTAATGTCGCCTGGGAGCTCGTACCGTTCTCATTTGTAATCGACTGGTTTTATCCAATCGGTAACTACTTGAGTTCGCTCGATTCTCTTGAAGGACTTGAACTTATGGAGCTAACAAGGACTGTGTTTATAAAAGACACAATAACTTGTAAAACTACATATGAACAAGATCCAGACGAATTAGATGCGTGGCTTCTGCCGGAGGGCCTTGAGACAAGTTGGACGATTGAGAACGTGTACAACGACAGAAGGGTATTAGACCCTGCTGAAATTGCTTCACTTTCTCTTCCTCCTCCTCGTTTCAAGAATCCTTTCAGCACTGGACACGTTGCTAATGCTATCGCTTTAGTAACTCAAATCTTTTCGGGTAAAAAGTAGAGATACTTTTCCTGACTAGAAAGAGTTAACGCTCTAATTAGGAGTCAATACTATGACAGCTTTTGCTGCCATAACTCTGAACGACGGGTCGGAAGACTTCGTGTTCAGTCCCAGGTCCATCGATGCGTTAGGCGTCGCGAAACTCTACGCGCCGTCGTCTTCAGGTTTTGACCTGCAGCCGGCGATCTCGTTGAGTGTCAAAACGCCCAAGCCTGGTGGATCCGTTGCCCGAATTACGGCGAAAGTCGTGATTCCCGTGGGAGACAGCTCCAGCCCTCCGATGAAAATCGGAGAGATGATCGCCACGATGGAGTTCGTAGTCCCGAAAGGGAGTACGGACACCATGCGTGTCGGGCTTCTTGCGCTTGCGGCAGCCTTTTTGGCTACGCCGGCGGTCGAAGCAGCTGTCCACGACCTTGAGTCGATTTACTAGTTGGATTTGCGAAAGCTCTTCCAACCTGGTAAATTCGACCTTCTTACCATCGATTTATTCTTTAAGATATCGATTCCGTATGTCGTAGCATTAGCAGTTTCACTGCTTTTGCTGTCGATTTTCGGTCTCGATCTTTTCGAATTCCGATGGTAGATGAGGTCCTCGCCCGCATGTAGCCTTTGTGTTGAAACAAGGGCTAGTGTGGCTTTAATCTATAGATTAAAGGAGATTGCACGATGACGTGTAATAAGGCAACCTTGAGGTTGATTGAGTTATACTTGTCCTCACTCGACACGCCTCGGTCTTTAGCTATTTGGATATTATTTCGTGAAAACGAGCATAAATCCATGTTAGCTTTAGAAATAGACCCAGATAATTATCTGGATTCCGAGTCGTTTAGACGTGACTATCTTGCCACTAAGTTCTTATCCAAAGCAGATTTCTTGTCAACTAATATTGATTTGAAACAAACTGCGTTGGATTCGTTCCTAGGTGCTGAGGAGTCATGCAGAGTCGTTAACAAGGATTCTTTTGTGAGTGCTCACCTAAAAAACGAGCACTTCGATTGGGTGCATAACGCATCCATTCGTAAAATAAATAGCATCCTTGGCGACTTCTCTGGTGACGAATGGTTTAACTCTTCCAACTGGGGCCCTGGTGTCACTTTGAACCGTAAGGTAAAATTTGATACTAGTGCAACCAACAAGTTCCGCCAAGAAGGTGGAATAACTCGAGATCTCTTCGATTTTGTTGGCACAATGCTCGATAGTGCTTACCCGACTTGGAAGATAGAAATATCTCTCGAGATGGGAAACAAAATCGTGACTGTTCCTAAGAACTCGAAAACGGATAGGACTATTGCTATTGAACCAGGGTTAAATCTCTGGTTTCAAAAAGGCATCGGTACCATGATCCGTCGTAGGCTTCTTAGGGAAGGGCTTGATCTAAACTCGCAAAGGCAGAATCAGCTGCTAGCACGCAACTCTTCGAAAGAAGGGCGGCTTGCTACGGTCGACTTTTCCAATGCTAGCGATTCCATCTCTATAGCCACCGTTCGGGAATTACTCCCGTCTCGATGGTTTATCTTGATGGATCTGTCTAGATCAAAGTTCGGTTCCATCGAAGGTATTCAGCGAAAATATGAGAAGTTCTCCAGTATGGGGAATGGCTTCACATTCGAGCTGGAAACTCTGATTTTCTATGCTATAGCCGTCAGTTGTTGTAAATACTTACGGTTAAACACAGAAGAGGTCAGTGTGTATGGGGATGATGTGATTATTCCCATACACGCCTTCGATCTATACCTCGAAATCTGTAAGATTTACGGCTTTTCCGTTAATCGCTCGAAAAGTTTCTTTTCGGGTTACTTTCGGGAAAGCTGTGGGTCACACTTCTTTCGAGGCGTAGACTGCAAGCCTTACTTTTTGCGCAAAGTAGTCAAAACGGAGCTAGATATATACCTTGCAGCCAATTCTATAAGAAGATTGAGTCACGATCCGATATTTCAGGTTTGTGATTCAAGGTTCGAAAGAGTTTGGTTGTATCTGTTCAACATGGTTAAGAAACCTATGTTGATTTCAGATGGGTATGGAGATGGCGGCTTCATCGTTAATTTCGATGTCGCAACCCCCTCTAGGGCTAGGAAAGGAATCGAAGGATTCTTTTCACGAAACCTTATATCTATACCTATACGGTATTACTCCGACGACCACGCTTTGCTTTTAGCAAGGCTCAAGGGCCGCAGTGTTGATATGGCTTTCGGAAACGAAACCAATATCAGGAACCGAG